CCTCTCCCTCTCCAAGGAGGAAAAGATATGAAGGTGTTTCCTGACGGCAAACTGTATATAATAAGCGGTTGCCCCTGTGACCCTGACTATGAACACACCCTTTACTGGCCTAATAAGGAAGGGCAGCACGCCTATTTCCTCACAAAGGCTAAGTACCGTGTGGACAACATGAGTTACCAAAGGGCAAAGCGTGGGCGGGTACGTGTTCAGTACAAGGTTGAAGACCTGTATGACTGTAACTATATTGCATTTCAGAATAGCTCGTTTGGCAACAAATGGTTCTATGCTTTCATTGATTACTCCCGAATCAATAACC